GCAGTTTACGCTTAAAATTATAAAGAATTAACCAATGGCCAATCCACCACCACCATACAACGACATTACAGGCATCTCTCGTGCTGTGATGAAGGACAATGCACAAGTAACAATAGAAAACTACAACGGCAATGCCAGACCTGGCGAACTGGTGGTTGATCAAAGTACGGACCAAGTGTTTATTGGCAACAGTTCGGGCGCATTAACACAAATTGCTGCTGGAATTGCTAACGGTGGTAGTGCAGGACTGCCCGCAGGTTTTTATCAAATGGCCTACAATCCCACCACTGGCGAAATTGTGTATTACACCTGATAAATATCCGTATGAAAAAACTATTCGCTCTCTTACTCATTGTGCCCGTATTGGCACTAGCACAACCCAAACAAAAGCCCGGTGTTGTATATGACGCTGTGATCACCCGTGTGATTGATGGCGACACTGTGGGCATTGCTGCCACTTGGTTACCAGCACCACTCAAGCAGGAACTCAGTATTCGTGTATTTGGCGTCGATACCCCTGAAAAAGGACATCGTGCCCAGTGTGCCAGTGAAGCACAGCGTGGAGAAGCAGCCACAGCGTTTACCAAACAACTGATTGCCAACAGCCAAAAACGACAGATTGTGCTAATGGACTGGGACAAGTATGGCGGCCGTGTGTTAGGCGATGTACTCCTAAACGGTGTTAGTCTACGTCAGCAGTTGATTGCCAATGGCTTTGCACGTGAATATTACGGTGAGGCCAAAACAAGTTGGTGCCAATGATACTCCTGTAAATACAGGATGACTGATAAATTCTATTGTGCCGCTCCCTGGCGCGGCCTCCATATAAACCCACGTGGTGATGTAAAAACCTGTTGTGCCGGCAACCCCAACATGCTGGGTAACCTAAACACACAGACCATTGAACAGATCCTCAACAGTGACTTGATGACAGAAATTCGCACTGAGCTGTCGCAGGGACGAGCTCATGAGTACTGTTCCAACTGTGTGCGTGCCGAACGCTTTGGTGCTGATTCAGAAAGAAAATGGCATAACGATGTAAATCCCGGATTTGATTATGCTACCGCAGGCGATCAATATCATTACCCAGTGATTGTGGATGTGCGTTGGAACACCACTTGCAATCTAAGTTGCAATTACTGTGCTGAAGCATGCAGTAGCAAGTGGGCTTCGTTAAAAGGCATTCAGGTCAAGTCCGGTGCAAGACCCTATTACGATGCAGTGTGTGACTTTATTGAACAGCACTATGAACACATACACGAAGTTGCACTAGTTGGCGGCGAACCCCTGCTGCTGCCAGAAAACAACAGACTACTGGATGTAATACCAAAGGATGCAATTGTCACCTTGATCACCAATCTAACTGGCGATCTTGAAAACAACAAGATATTTCAGAAACTGGCAAAACGAAATAAAGTTGGATGGAGCATGAGCTTTGACAACATTGGCCCAAGATTGGAATATGTGCGTCATGGTGCTGAGTGGAGTGAGATTCAACGCAATCTTGGCCTGATTAAAAATCTAATGACCACACAGGGACACTGGGGCGGTATACATGCAGTGTACAACATCTACAATGCCACACGCATCTGTGAACTGCGACAATTTGCCGAAGACACTGGAACCACTGTGCTGTGGCAGAACCTATTCCAGCCCGAATACCTAGATCCGTTCTTGCATGGCCCTGCTGTGGCAGCCGAAGCCATTGCTGAGATAGAACGTTTTTATGCAATGGGTATTGCCACTCCTGCTGAACGCATGTTCTTTGACAACGCCTTGACCACCTATCGCGCAGTCACAGCAGCAAGACCCGGAATAGAGAAAAAATTCAAATATCATATTAAAGAAATTGAAACTCGGTATCATACAGATCAGTCGGGACAGTTTCAGCAGTTATGGCCGGAGTTAGCAGATGTTTGAAAATACACCAAGCCACGTACAACAACAGTATGCCGGCAAAACTTTAAACTGGTGCAGCAGCGACAGTGAAGAAAGATTCAATACAAATTTAGAACGTATAGAAACAGTAAGGTTGTTGGGATCAAATGGCTGGATTGATTCAGATCATCCAAGAACCAAATTAACCTACGAGTTTAATTCACAAGGATTTAGGTCAAGAGAAATCAATGTTGATTCCCGAGGTATTGCTGTGTTTGGTTGTAGTTTCACTGCTGGCATTGGCTTGCCTGACTATGAGTTATATCACTACTATCTTGGAAACCAACTAAAATTACCTGTTGACAATTTTGGAGTATTGGGTGCATCAAATGGACTGATGTTCAGACTCGCACAGTATTGGTTGCCTGTGTTAAAACCTCATGCAGTGGTGTTGCAAACCACATTTAAAGAAAGATTTGAAATAATAAATCAAGACAATGTGAGTAATGTCATGTCTCCGCAGTGGAAAGAAATAACAACTCAGTCTGCGTTCCGCAATTGGTGGTTCACTGACACTAACAGCATTGTAGATCAACAACGAAATGAACTAGCAATACGACATCTGTGTCACCAGCTTGATATCCCAATTTTTGTAATTGATGTTGAAGATTTTAGAAATCCAGTTGACGGCCTGTCAAGAGATTTAGATCATTCGGGTCCACGCAACCATCAACGAGTGGCAGACAATCTGTGTGAACGGATACATGCACATGCTCGGTTCCATGTATTAAAAGATATAATTCCGCAATGACGAAAGGTTCGCATGTTTGATGTTGTAAATGTTCCTCCTTATCACACTGCACAATTCTGGGCAGGCCTGTCATTGGAATGGATGCCCACTGATACAAAAGCAAAATACAACGAAAATCTTAAAGATCCATTGTTTGTTGCCATTGCCGAAGAAAAAGGTTGGACTGAAAATACACCAATAACCTATGATCTAAACAGCCAAGGATTTCGAGGAAAAGAGTTTGATTCTTCAGTTAAAAATATCGTAACACTGGGCGACAGTTTTACCATTGGTGTAGGACTTCGTGAAAATGAAACTTGGCCTTACATTCTCGGGGAAAAATTAGCACTGCCTGTGCATAATATAGCTTGGGGTGGCTGGTCCTGCGACACGCTGTTCAGAATGGCTCGGTACTGGATTCCAGAGCTCCGACCTGACCTAGTGGTCATGTTGGCTCCAAGCGCAGGACGACTGGAAGTAATCACAAGTGATACCGAGGAGTTAATTGTTCTGCCGCACGACAACATAGCCAACAGTGACTATCTCAAACACTGGTTTGCAAATGATTCAAATTCTGAGCTCAACCGTATTAAGAACATAATGGCAATTGAATTGATTTGCAAAAAATTAAATATCAAATTCATGTGTTACTTGCAGGATGAAGAAATGACAGGACGTTTGTCACACGATCCAACAAATGTTGCCAGAGACAACATGCACTGTGGCACTCGAACACACAATGTGTTTGTTGAAAAAATACTAAGGGATCTGCGTGGCTAAGAGTCTAGAAGGCGTACTGATCAAGGCACCACATCGGCGCCAAGCATTCAACGAAACAGAAATTACCGAGTTCATGGATTGTGCCGACCCTGTGACCGGTCCAGCCTATTTCCTTGATCACTTTTTCTACATACAACATCCCACGCAGGGAAAAATGTTGTATCATCCGTTTGAATATCAGAAACGGCTGATTGATGTGTATCACAACTATCGATTCAGCATCTCAATGATGCCTCGACAAACCGGCAAGTCAACAAGTGCTGCCGGTTATCTGTTGTGGTATGCTATGTTTGTGCCAGATTCGACCATACTGATTGCTGCTCACAAGTACACCGGTGCTCAGGAGATCATGCAACGTATACGATTTGCTTATGAGTTGTGCCCGGATCATATCAGAGCCGGCGTTACCAGTTACAACAAAGGCTCAATAGACTTTGAAAACGGCAGTCGCATCATATCTGCCACAACTACCGAAACAACTGGTCGTGGTATGAGTATATCACTGCTGTACGCTGACGAATTTGCGTTTGTGCGACCCACCATTGCCAAAGAGTTCTGGACTTCTATTAGCCCTACATTGGCCACAGGTGGTAAGGCCATTATTACATCAACGCCCAACAGTGACGAAGATCAGTTTGCATTGTTATGGAAAAGCGCCCTCAAGTGCGAGGACGAATACGGCAACCCAACACCACTGGGCATCAACGGATTCAAAGCATTCCGTAGTTTTTGGCAAGAGCATCCAGACCGTGACGAAGCCTGGGGCGCCAGCATGGAAGCACAGTTGGGCACTGATCGATTCCGACGAGAGATCGGCTGCGAATTTATCATCAACGATGAAACCTTAATTGCTCCGGCTATCTTGGTTGAACTGGCAGGTCAGCAGGAGCCCTTGTACAGGACCGGGCAAGTACGCTGGTACAAGCGACCCGAAGCAGGCAAACTGTATGTGGTAGCACTGGATCCCAGTCTGGGCACCGGTGGTGACCCGTCAGCCATACAAGTGTTTGAAGCCAATACAACTATCCAAGTGGCCGAGTGGCGTCACAATAAAACTACAATTCCGGCTCAGATACGTATTCTAGCTGACATCTGCTCGCACATAAATGAAACAGTAAAAGACATCAACAGCATTTACTACAGCATAGAAAACAACACCATTGGCGAAGCTGCGCTGATCAGTGTGGCCGAGTTTGGTGAAGAAAATATTCAAGGCTATTTCCTCAGTGACAATTCGGTGGCGGGCGGCGCTCGTAAAATAAGAAAAGGCTTCAATACTACACATAAAAGCAAACTGTCGGCCTGTAGCAAATTGAAAATTCTAGTGGAAAGCAAAAAAATGACCATCAACAGTGCGCCGCTGATATCCGAACTCAAAACTTTTGTGGCGCACGGAACTAGCTATGCAGCCAAGCCCGGCGAAACTGATGACCTGGTAATGGGTGTATTGTTGGCCATCCGTATGATGCAGATGTTGCAGAACTATCATACCGAAATGGATTCACAAATGCGGGACTTCGGCGACACTATGATAGAACCAATGCCGTTTTTTGCTACCCTACGCTAATGCCGCAACTAGTATAAATATAACACTATGGCACAAAATACACCAGCACAGCAACTTTTTGATCTTTTGGTCACTAGGGGGTTTGATCCCAAACTTACACCTGCAGAATCATCAGAAAATTCTGAAATTATCAGTTTCAAATTCATCAGCTCTTCTGGAAAAAATTATGGCACGGTGGTTGTTATGCTGGGCGATGATAAAAACCTAGAACTGTTCAGCGGTGACAATCTTGGCCGCACCATGGACAGCAAAGACAAAACAGAATGGTACAGTTTTCAACAACAGTTGAAAAATTTTGCCACACGAAATTTTATGACCTACAAGGGTCAAGACATCAGCAAGCTCAAGTACAGCATGCAAGGACAAGCTGCCTTGAGTGAAGGCCTGTATGAAAGCTGGAACGGTACCAAGCACGTGAGTTGGAACGGAGACCCCGAGTCAGTTAGATTGATGATACGTCACAAACGCCCAATGAGCATTGACGAAGCACGTTATCGTCAAATTGAAAGTTTGTTTGTGGAAACAGCCGAGGGCGAACGCTATAAGCTGCCATTCCGAAATCTAGCTGGTGGCCGAGCCATGGTAGAGCATGTACGACAGGGCGGTCGTCCTTACGACCTACGCGGCGCACACATTGCCAACATGGTAGAAGAACTCAACGTACTGAGTCGTTTTCGTAGAGCCAGTCAAGGACGAGTGTTTGAAGATGACACAGCCAATCTGGTAAGTCAAGCCACTGCATATCATTCAGGTGTGAGCCGTGCGCTGAAAGGACTGGGATCTGCTCGTGGCTACAACGCCTACTTTGAAAACTGGAACCCGGGCGAAATAACTGAACAAGAACTGATCATAGAAGATATCAAAACATTGTTTGTGGAACAGACAATTGATTCACGAATCGAACAGGCCCTGCCTATCTTGGCCCGTTTACAACAACAAGGAACTGCAATGAAAGAAGCAAACATATTTGAAGCCTGGGCCAACCGCCTAGTTGAAGGCACATGGGCAACACCCGACACACCAGAAGAACAACAGCAACTGGTTGCACTGTTGTCACAGGAATTTCCAGTGGGTGCAGATGCAACCAATGCAACTGAACAGTTGTATAGTTTGGTAGGCGATGATGTGTTGTTCGATCAACTGCACGATCTAGCTGACCAGGATGCCTCAGCTGACTGCCGTAGTGTGGTTCTTGCTCGTATTAAAGAACTGTCAGACAACGGCATCGAAGGGTTTGACACTGTGTTGGCCGCATTGAAAGCAGGTCAAATTGCTGCCACTGCTCCGGTGGCGCCACCAGCACCGCCAGTGGCCGAATCGGGCGGATCGTGCAACTACACCGCCGAAGGCGAACACTGCCCGGAACACGGCCTAATGGAATGCGGCAGTGGTATGTACGAAGGTGAAGAAGATACAATAAGCCGTTTGCGCGAACTGTCTGGAATGGGTGAAGGCGAAGTAGAAAGAGATAAACACTACTATCTTCGCAACAACATCTGGAGAGTCATGGACGGCGATGACCTAGTTCACGAATACAAACCTGAACGAAACGAAATTCCTGGTGCTAAAAAGTTATTGGCTCGTTTTGACGACGAAGGTTATGATGTCACACACGTTATAAGTCCAATGGGAGTTACCACATACTTGTACGGCAAACCCGAAGATGAAAGTATGACAGAAGGTCAGGAAGACAGTCCGGTAGCCGGTGCCATTACACGTAGAATTTTAATGCAACGTTCAGACCTGTTGAGCAAGTACGGTCCGGTAAAGGTCATGGCCGCCATTGACGATGTTGCAGACTTTGTGGGCGATGTAGAAGAAATTGGATCTAGTGACGTGAGTGGATGGATCAAACAGGTTGAACAAATGTTGGGCAACATGGCAGAAGAGGTTGCAGTGACAACTGGCAACCCACCATTAGAGGAAGCAGTATCCCTACAAGGCCAATACGGACATTCGGGCAAACTACAAAAGTTCGACGAAGTTGAACAGGACATAGTGGCACGTTTGCGTGAACTGTCAGGAATGATACGTTCAGCCTAATTTTTACAGTTTGAACAACTGCGTCATAAATATCATTGACGCTGACAACAAAAGCGTGTACACTACAACAGTGACACGCTTTTTTCATTAGCATCACAGGCAACTTAAAAAAACATTTTATACTACTTAGAAAGGCAACTTAAAATGGCATCATTAGCAGAAATCCGAGCACGTCTCGCAGCAGCAGAAAACAACAAAGGTGGCGCATCCACTGGTGGCGATAACGCAATTTATCCACACTGGAACATGGAAGAGGGCGCATCCACAACACTCCGTTTCCTCCCAGACGGCAACCCCAAGAACACATTCTTTTGGCAAGAACGAGCAATGATTCGTTTGCCATTCAATGGCATCAAGGGCGAAATGGAATCCAAGCAAGTCTACGTACAAATTCCCTGTATGGAAATGTGGCAAGAAACCTGCCCGGTTCTTACCGAAGTGCGTGGCTGGTTCAAGGACAAGAGTCTCGAAGACATGGGTCGTAAGTACTGGAAAAAACGCAGTTACATTTTCCAAGGCTTTGTTCGCGAAAACCCTATCGGTGACGACAAGACTCCAGAGAATCCCATTCGTCGATTCATTATCGGTCCACAACTGTTCACCATTATCAAAGGTGCCTTGATGGATCCAGAATTGGAAGAATTGCCAACTGACGCTTTGCGTGGGTTGGACTTCCGTATCACAAAAACATCCAAAGGTGGCTTTGCTGACTACAACACCAGTAAGTGGGCACGTAAAGAGTCTGCACTCACCGAAGTGGAGCAGGCAGCAGTGGAAGCACACGGTCTTTTTGATCTCAGCACATTCTTGCCTAAGAAGCCAGATGAGGCAGCAGTCAAAGTGATCAAAGAAATGTTTGAAGCATCAGTAGATGGTCAAGCATACGACACAGAACGTTGGGGTGCATACTTCCGCCCTGCTGGTGTATCAGCACCAGCTGGCAGCGCCGATTCTGCACCAGCCAGTGTCAGTGTGCCAAAGGCAGCACCTGCACCTGTGTCAGACTTTGATGAAGACGATCTACCAATGGCTTCCGCACCAGTGTCTGCACCGGTGTCTGCACCAGCAGAAGCACCAAAGGCTCCTACTCAGAAAGCCGAAGACATTTTGGCCATGATCCGGGCACGTCAGACAAAGTAATTGAAAATTAGCCCGGGTGTACTGCCCGGGCTAAACATTACACACATGAAATTTTCTTTAGTATTTGATAACTCTGGCGATACTCTGCCCTTTGAGGTCACGTATAACCATGATCTGTTTGAATTTTTTGTAGATCAAGCAAACAACAAATCACAAAATGCATTTTCCAACGATCGAGAACTTTACAAAAATGTAGATCCGAAGTTAACACACTTGCATTGGGCAATATCAAAGACAAATGAGATTTTGTACAATCTGACAGGACAAACATTTGATCAACAGACTGATTTAGAAAATTATCTAGACCAAGACTTTCTCAACAAAGAACATTCGGACTGGGCATTTTCTCATTATCATGACATCAACATTGACACACTGAGATTCAGCAGTAACATACACCAATCTAAAATTGGTAGCAAGTTGCATGAATTGTATCCTGATGAAATTAGAGTTATCAAAACTTCTCAGGCTTTGGAGAAACTAGGATACCTGTATGCTTTTAGAGAAGTAAACATGGGCATACACCGTTTAGAGTCTGGTTTTAATAATTTAAATTTGGAATTTAAAGCTGACGACAAATGGGAAGTTTTTAAAAATCCGTTTAAAGACACTATGGTTACCAACAATGACATAGTAAATTTCTCTTTTGGCTATACATATGTCGGTCGTCAATACTATAATAAGTTTAGATTTTTTGATACAGAATTAAAATATCCAGATCATTACAATTACGAAAACTTAGAATTTGCATTTCAACTGAATCTATCAATGCCAGAGACTGTTCCTTTTAGTACAGAGGCCACTCAGTGGGCAGAGAAGATGGGAATCAAATTGGTGGCAGAGCAAATCCCTATTGCAAACATAGTTGATTTGGAACACCGTCTGTTTGATTATAGAAAAATTTTATATCGTAATTCTCGAGTCGACAATCGAGCAAGAATTGTTAAACATTAAAAAGGCACAACATGGCAAAACCATTTGACATATCAAAGTTCCGCAAGGACATTACCAAAAGCATCCAAGGCCTCAGTATTGGATTCAACGATCCCACTGACTGGATTGGTACCGGCAATTATGCACTGAATTATCTTATCTCCGGCGACTTTAACAAAGGCATTCCATTGGGTAAGGTAACTGTGTTTGCTGGCGAATCAGGTGCAGGCAAGAGTTACATTTGCAGTGGCAACATTGTAAAGAACGCACAAGAGCAAGGCATCTATGTTATTCTTGTTGACACAGAAAACGCCTTGGACGAATCGTGGTTACACGCATTGGGCGTAGACACCGATCCCAGCAAACTGCTTAAACTCAATATGAGCATGATTGATGACGTGGCCAAGGCCATTTCCACATTCATGATTGATTACAAAGCACTGCCGGATGAAGAACGCATGAAGGTACTGTGGGTCATTGACTCATTGGGCATGTTGTTGACACCAACTGATGTGAATCAGTTCGAAGCAGGTGACATGAAAGGTGACATGGGCCGTAAACCCAAGGCACTCACAGCCTTGGTTCGTAACTGTGTAAACATGTTTGGCAGTCACAATGTTGGCTTGGTAGCAACCAACCACACCTATGCCAGTCAAGACATGTTTGATCCGGATGACAAGATTTCCGGTGGCCAGGGTTTTATCTATGCATCAAGTATTGTGGTTGCTATGAAGAAAATGAAACTCAAAGAAGACGAAGACGGCAACAAGGTAAGCGAAGTCAACGGTATCCGTGCTGGTTGCAAAGTGATGAAAACACGCTATGCCAAGCCATTTGAAGGCATGCAGGTCAAGATTCCTTATTCAACTGGCATGAGTCCGCACTCGGGTCTAGTTGACTTGGCAGAAAAGAAAGGTATTCTCAAGAAAGAAGGCAACAGTTTGGTGTTCACCACAAGCGATGGCGAAATAATCAAGCAGTTCCGTAAAAAATGGGAAGCAAATGAAAACGGCTGTTTAGACAAGTTGATGGCAGACTTTGCCAATCAGAAAGAGGAAAAAACAGCATCGGAAGAAACAACATCAGAGGAGTAAAAATGACAGTAGATTTAGCAAGTGATATCTGGAACGAACTCAAGCGATACGTTAATACTGTGGATCGTGGCGAAGCTGCGGAAGTATTGGTGTCTGTATTGATTGACAATGACTGTGCGCCCGATGACATCCGAGTGGCCTTTAAAGGCGACAGCGATGTCAAAACAGCCCTGGCTTCGTACATTCGAGATCTAGACGACGAACCCGAAGAGGAAGAGTACGAAGACGAGGATGATTTAGATTCTGAATACGAAGACTAAGTGCAATGACAGCCACTGATACAAATTTTTACTGTAGTCAAAAATTTTGGTGGCTGTCTGTTGATCTGGCAAAACGACAGACACTGAGCTGTTGTTCTGCCGACCCGGTGTCAGTTGACATGACATGGCTTGAGCAGAATCCCGGGCAGTTGTTCAATAGTCCGCATCTTCAGCAGGAAAGAACAATGATGTTGCAGAATCAGCCTGTGGCCAGTTGTAACACCACATGCTGGCAGCCGGAAAGTCAAGGAAAATCCAGTCGCAGGTTGCTGTTTAAAAGCAATGTCCTGGCCGAAACTGACATACAAGCAAGCCCTAAAGAATTGCACATCATTGTTGGAAATGATTGCAACATGACCTGTGTGTACTGTTGCAAACAATACAGTTCTGCATGGTTACGTGATCTGTCAGAAAACGGAACCTATCACACTGTGAACACCGGTGACGATCGATTTGAAATCAACAACATTGATCGTATTCTTTTACGTATTAGTCAAAAGGCTCTGGACAAATCCAGTTCAACTCGACGTCTGTTGGACGAAATGCGCAACCTACTGTTGGCAAGCAGTATTCGTCAGGTGATAATAACCGGCGGCGAGCCTTTTCTTTATCTTGGTCTGACAGAGCTGGTAAAGTCTATTCCGTCGCATATCAAAGTGCTAATACAGTCGGGCCTAGGAGTGGACACTGCCCGTCTCAAGCAGGAACTCAACAAGTTACCTGCCGCGCAGATCGAAGTTGTAATCAGCGCCGAAACTGTTGGTCAACTTTATGAATTTGTGCGTTACGGCAATACATGGAAACGATTGACTGAAAATGTTCAAATTCTTAAAGACTTGGAGATACCTTATAGTTTTTACAGTGTAGTGAGTAACCTCACTGTTCATGGTCTTGCTGAATTTGCACACCATACAGAAAATGCTGTGACGCGATACAATCCCTGCAACGATCCGGACTTTTTATCAATTAGTGTGTTGGATCCTGCCAGCAAAGATCAAATTCTACAGTCTGTAGACCGGTTTCCATCGGATCTGAAGTCTATAATTGTTAAATCAATTGCTGCTGAACCAACTGAACAGCAACGTCATAATTTAAATGAGTATGTGAATGAATTTTCAAAACGTAGAAATATATTGCCGTCAGCTGTATTACCCCAGTCCTTCGTGGACTGGATGTCCAAATGATCGTGCGCAGGCTATAACACATGTGGTATAATCGAATCACTGCTGATCTTGGAGAAATACCAGATTTTATTGCACACTACGAAAACGAACTGGTGTCTGCAAGGCGCGACTGTGCCATTGGCGGCTTGGTGGAAAAAAATATCACAGCCTTGCCTGGTGTTACAGAACATCGTTTCAACCAACTACAAGAAATTGAAGCTGTTTTAAACTACTTAAATATTCAACTGCGCAAGATACGACGCAGGCATTTCCAAAAGTACCTGGAAGGCTATGCTCGTGCTCTGACCAGTAGAGATGCTGAAAAGTATGTGGACGGTGAAGACGAAGTGATCGATTTTGAAACAATCATAAATGAAGTTGCACTGTTGCGAAATAAATTCTTAGGCATTATGAAAGCCATGGAAAGTAAAAATTTCATGTTAGGCCATGTGGTTCGATTACGAGCCGCTGGTATGGAGGATATACAATTATGATATTTAGAAATCACGAAGAAAGTCACGCACACAGTTTACAGATACTGAATACTCTGTATGAATATGACGATTTTATGGAAAGTGTTGGCACGTTGATTGACCTTGGCTGCGGGTCAGGCCTGGACTTGGAATGGTGGGCAACTAGAACAACCAGAGGCGAGGAAATTGTTCCGCTGAACATCAAGTGTGCTGGCGTTGATCTAGGGCCTGCACCTTCAATTGTTAGAAAATACCCCAACATTGTATACCATAAACTGGACTTTGAAAGCACTGAAAAAATGTCTGCTACGGCAAAGTTTGATGTGCTGTGGTGTCACAATGCGTTTCAGCACTGTATTAATCCGTTAGAAACACTGGCCAAATGGAACCGCCTGGCCGAAGACGGCGGCATGTTGATCATGTCAGTGCCGCAGACAACCAATATAGATCTACGCCAATTGTCGTTTGTGCAACCCAGTGGATGCTACTATCATCATACCTTGGTCAGCCTAATGCACATGCTGGCAGTGAACGGATGGGATTGTAGATCAGGTTTCTTCCTTAAGAAACCCAACGATGACTTTATACATGTGATTGTGTATAAAAGTACACATGCACCAATGGATCCACGCACTACCACCTGGTACGATCTAGCAGAAAAAGATCTGCTGCCAGAAACCGCAGTGGCCAGTGTAAAACGACACGGATATCTAAGACAGCAGGATCTTGTGTTGTATTGGATTGACAAAAGCCTATCTTGGCTGGGTCAGCAATAATCGTTGCAGCGGTAGACCCGAAGCAATTTCCTCAACGTACCACTCGGTCTGTGCCAGCTGGTTGATCCATTGGGACCTGTCTGGGCGCACAGGCTGCTCAATCTGAGCAAGGTCTAGATTGCCTACTGTGGCTGCCAAGCTGCTGGCATCAACAAATGCCGGTACTCCGTTTAGTACAGCCTGCGATCCTGGTCCACTGTTGTGATTTACCACAGCCCAGGCAGTGGATAAGCAACGTTCATAATCAAAATTGTCGTAGGTGCCCTGCACTGGCTGCGGCATTTCAATCACACAGCCGGGAATGTTGCTGATGCGCTGTCTTGGGTGCGGGCGCACAACAATAGGCCTGTCGCTGTGTTTTCTAATCTTGTTGACGGTTTCAGTCAGCCAAGCCACAGTGGGCGGCTGTCCGGCCCATTGTTCACTGTCAGACCTTTGTGCAGCGATAACGATGTTGAGGCCAGAATTGGTCCAGGGTTGTGTTGCGATTCTCAGGTGTTCGGCACGACCAGGAATTATATCAGGTCCATAGTAGGCTGTACTGCCAGTTCCGTTTAGTCCCAACTTCCAAGTGCTGCCGCGCCGTAACATGCCTACTTCAGCCACAACAACCGGTCGCCCACTGCGTCGAAAAGAGTCCCAGACACCTTGATTGGCCTTCATGCGGCCGTGCCATAGTTGGCTCCATATAACAGCCACATCGGCTGAGCTGTCCATACTGTTGTGTTCGATGCCAAGACTGTCAAGTCCGGCTCGAATGGCTGCAAACACCGGTGCGCTGTTGAGCGCACCATATTGATCAAAAATACTCACACGCATAAATTATCCATTAAATATTTCACTATGATTATTCCATCCTTGCACGGCACCTGTACTCAGCAAAACTTTTTTGTGTATGCTGCATGCGATCAAAAATACTTTGACGAGTTTGGTCGAGAGTTTGTTCGCAGTGTGCAACAAAACACCGGCCTGGGTGTTCACATGCATGTGTTCAATCCATCTGAGTCGCAGATTGAATTTTGTAATGCCGCTAGCAATGTATCTATGACATATGAACATGTACCGTTAGATTTGTTTCAATCAGCTGCTGACAAATGGCACCGTGCGCCAACTGCGGAACCCGTTATGTCACAGTACAATCGCACACTGACAGCCATGACCAAAGGTCGAGATGCCAATGTACTTGAACGTATGCAGAAAACATACTATGCCTGTGCAAGATTTATTAGATTGGCACAACTGTTTGGCTCGACTACAGCTCTGTGTGTTGATGTCGATGCAGTGGTTCGAAAACCCATACCAGCCCTTGACACAGCACATGATTTTTACATACATAGGATAACAGGAAAAAAAGCAAGATTCTTGGCTGGCGGCCTGTATCTCAATCCCACTGTGGCCACTGGTCAATTCCTACGCGAGTATGCTGACCAATTGGAATCTTATATCGTCGGCGATTATCTATACTGGGGACTGGACCAAGACCTGTTGGATCCTATTGTACCAAAATACAACTGTGGTCAACTACCCATCAGTTACATTGATTGGAACATGCAAGACAGCAGTTGTATCTGGACGGCCAAAGGCACACGTAAAGAACTGGCAGCCTTTGTCAACGAGAAGCAGAAATATAGTTCTTGATTGCTGACCACAGTTGTCCGGTCCGCACTTCTTCGTTGCTCCAGTGTATGTTGGCAATTTTATGAATCCACTCTGACCGATCTGGCATAGGTGGATTTGATATTTGATTTATATCAGTAAACGCTACATCGGCTGCCCAGCTGTGAGTAGGATCCTCTACATAGCAGGGAATGCCTTCAATGGCAGCAACCACATTTGGTGTAGAATTGTAGCCAACAGTACACCAGCAGTTGATTAAATCATCTCTGATGTTGTCGTTGGTTGATACAGTGACACCTCGGCCGCTGTGCTTTTTTTGTGTTTTCTCAATCTGTTTAAATCTTGCACCATCGCCTGGATGCATACGCACAACAATTGGGCGGGTAGGTTCGATAGTTCGAATACGATCAATTGTTTGATCTAACCAAGAGTCTTGGTCGTTGCCAAACATATTCCAACCTTTAGGACGTTGGCACAAGATCAATATGTGCCGGCCACCAGTACCGGTTCTCCACGGCTGCATCACTGCACCGTGCCACTCACTGAATGTAGTCCATTTGGTGCGATCCAAGGGTTGAAAGAAATATTCGCCTGAGCCGGGATACACACTGTTGAGACTGTAGCGATGCCATTCGTGTTCTTTTCTTGAGTAGTGTAATATATTGCTGTCCACAAACACCTGAGGAGTTTTTTGCGCTGTTAAGCTGTTGATAATCTTTTTTCTAAAGTTATCTTCCAGTGTGTAACCCAGTACAAATCCTGCATCCAACTGTTGATCCGGCAAGGCGTTGCCTCGATATTCAACGACCTGGTCACCATGTAGCTTAACACCCGAGCTGAAGTTATCCATCAGCATTGTTTTGTTCGAGAATTTAGCTGGATTGCTGATAGAATTGTAAAATATTCCTACTTTCATTGTTTCCATCCAAACTGCTTGCATAGCCTAGCCTTGAGCGACTCAAAATTTTCTTCCATCCACTGCCTATATGCAGCCCGGTCTTGTGATTTTAAAGCCTGTGATTCTTCGTATGTGCGATCTAAACTTGCTTGATTAAAAGTAAAATGAGCATGTTCCAACACAACATCATGTTGTTTATTGTTGAGCCCACATTCGTGATGTATTCGTTCCCAGACTGTGTCTATTCCCCAATGCTTGACTACAGGTAGTCCAAAAAATCCCACAAATCTAACAAGGTCGCCGCCAACACATGGATGGCAAACGCGAGCTTTTTTCTCCCAGACTTCGTCCGCATACGAAATGCTTGTTAACCCGGCGGCATCAACCAATCGTTGATCCCAGTGTCTAGTTCCGGGAATAGTATCATCGGCCAATATACCGTACCAGGGTTCATTGGGATAGTTGGCAAACATTTCTTGCATGGCTTGGCCTATTCGTGCTCGAGGTCCTACCACTACATTGAATTCGGAAGGCCATGGCAAAGACTTAATTGATTCTAAATCTGGATCGCATTCATCTAAACGAACATACACCGGTGTAGTTGAATGTGTTTCTTTCCATGCCTTGATAAATCTATCACAGTTGTTTACACGAGATCTTGTCGCTAGTACCCACATTCTACTGGTCCTTTGTTCTTATACTTGAAACATTGCCTTCTTCGGGCAATGTGGTACGTCCCATTTGATAATTTGCTATTTGTATATCGCAAAGAAACATGTTGATTGCATTGTCTGCAGGATACCAGTAGTTCTTGTAAAATCTAACTAATCGTTTTGCTGCATGTGGTTTTATTGCATACCCAACACAGCCAGGCATGGAAAAATTTCTCCAAGTGAGAGCTTGTGGATTACCTGTTGGATTTTCTAAATAGGTCTTCCACGGATCGTGCAAATAAGTTTGCTTGCCCAATGCTAGTATCAACACATCGTCCCATTCTACAGGCATAAAATTTCTATAAAATTTTACATCATCCTCGAAGATCATAATAGGTTCGTCAAGCTCTATGCACTTTTGCCACAGTGTGTAATGACTGAAAAAACAACCTTTGACGCCCGGGGTACTCATTTTTTCAGCAGCGTCGCCTACTCTATTTCGTTTATAAATTTTACTATAGTAATTGGATAAAAAATCGTTGTGTAATTCTGGACAAATTAAGTCTAGTGTTTCTTTCTGTGTTAATTCGTGATTTTTTATGCCATACGGATATAATTTTTTATTTCCTTTGCGAGCAATTTCTACAGCCTTGTCGCCCGAAATACCGTCGAATAACTCAGCGTCAACACCATACTCCTCAACAAGAGTTTCGAGAACTATTTGTGATGATTGCACACTGTGTTCTTTACCGGACAAGTAAATTACAAACGCCTTCATGCTGTTCCTTGTTGTTGACAGTGTTCGGTAAGAGCACGTTCTTGATGCCATTCGTCTGCCTGTGGGGTATCAGCAAACTCTTCAAAGCACGGTGCACCTAGCGTATAGTGCAACAGTTTGGCCGCAGGGTTTGGCCCAAATTCGTCGGGTAACCAATTCCATTCCCGGGGCAACTCTCCAATGCGAGCATCATCTAACCACGAGAAGCGGTGGAGGAAACTGCCGGTGGCCTGCTGGATGAACTCGGGAGTAAGTTGCCTGTTAGGAAAGCTATTACAATTCCACAGAATAACACTACTCCAATTTTTTCGAGGATAGTCTTCATTTCGTGCTCCTAGGTATTTTACCGGCATGCGAGTTTTGTAATCATGCTTGACTACCATAACATCCCGGTAAGAGTTTTGTAAATTCCACAGTTCTACAATGTCACTGCGCACTATCATATCACCGTCAATAAAAATAGCCCAGCCGGTGTAGTCCATCAAGTGCGGTACTAAAAATCTTGAGTAGATGAATTGATTGCTACCGTCAGTATGCGTTTCTTTGTAGTCGTTGAATAGGTTCAGTGCCAGTGGAATGATGCATACTGGTTGACTAGCATGCCTGATAATGCTGTTAACGCATACATGATATGCAACTGCTTCTCTGGGATCGTAACCAACAAATACCGGAATAGGTTTCATAGTCGTTCAATGTCATCTTCGCTGCACTGTTCGCCATACTGAATTTCAATCAACCGCAACGGCTGGTCGCTTTCGTTGCATAATTGATGCCATTCGCTCAGTTTGATCCAGGTGGATTGATGTTGCAACGGTGTGGCCATAACTCGGTATCGGTCGTTGCCAGGATCAACAGTGTATACGGTGGCTTCGCCTTCGGCCACAAACCAAAATTCTGCACGTTTGCTGTGCCGCTGCATGCTAAGGCATGCGCCAGGCGCCACAGTGAGTTCTTTGAGTTTGACATGATTGCCTACTTCGTGCAACACACGATAGTATCCCCACTGTCGCTCAGTTTTTGGTGCCTTCCATTCTTCCAAGATCCAACTGCTGGAGTTGGCTTTGTTTTCACCGCCTACCCCAAACACAAACTCTACGTTGTCAAACACCTGTTCGGGAATGTTGTCTTTTGTTCTATCTCCACCGTTGGCAAAGATGATTTCATCGTTAGGGTATTTTTCTTGAATTTGACGTATAGCATCACAGGCTGTGCCGTCGCTGTCGTCAAACGCAATGACTTCACCAACCATGTGTAGATTATCCAGTACGGTCATGCGTTCATGCCATGACATGAATGGACGACCCTTTTTACGTGTGAGCCACGCATCTGAGTTTAGTCCCACAACCACATGATCACCTAGATGATCAGCATGATTGAGATAAGATATATGTCCTGAGTGTATGGGGTCAAACCCGCCGGTTACTATAACTATTTTCATAAAGATATTTATGTATGTACATAACGGTAAATATCAAATGATGCCTGACAACAATGATCCCTTAGACTGTGCCTGTGTGATACACGGAGATGGATATACCTGGGATTATGTAGATCGTTTATACAACATGTTGTGCCGGCATCTAAGTCGCCCGGTAAGATTACATGTGTACACTGAAGCAGATAGACCGGTCCCGGATCACATGATCAAACATGTGTTGGCAGATATGCACAGCAGTGGCGCTGTAAAAAGTTGGTGGTACAAACTACAACTGTTTGACCCTGCTCACCACCGCGGTCCACTGTTGTACTTTGATCTTGACACAGTGATAACAAAAAACATTGACTGGATTTGGCAGTTAAATCTACGTTATTTTTGGGCAGTGCGAGATTTTAAATATCTGTGGAAAAACACCTGCACAACATCTAACACCAGTGTGATGTGGTGGAACACTGAAGACTATGCCTATGTATGGAAAGCAGTGACAGACCAAGGAATTGATTCAGCTTGCATAAAGTATCGTGGTGATCAAGACTTTGTGTCAGTTACCATACCACAGGAACGACGTCGATTTTTCAACACCGACTGGGTAAAAAGTTGGCGATGGCAAGCACTGGATGGTGGATTTAATTTTTCAAAAAGAAAGTATCTTGCACCCGGCGCTGGTACAGCAATTGATGCTGACACTGGCATCTTGGTGTTTCATGGCCATCCCAAACCGCATGAAATTAGCGATACAGTGGTGCTGTCACACTGGCAATAAAGGTTGACCAATTATTCCCATTTTGCTATAATACTTGTAAGATAGTTAAAAAGGAGTTTGAGATGGGCTATAAAGTTGTAGACACCACAGACATGATGCGCACCAAGTATGGCCCACGCAAGGGCTTGGAAGGTCCGTTTAACTTCTCCGGTCGAGTGTTGTATTATGACAACAAAATGGGTCAGTACTACGATCCCGCTACAGACTTCTATGTAGAGCAGGCGGAAATGGACGTGATCAACCACAGATTTTACGAAGTGCTTAAAAAATAAGCAGAATTTGTGGCAAAAAAGCCACAAATTAATCGGTTGACCCCAAATTCTCAATTTGTTATAATACTTGTATAGTAACTAAAAGGAGCCACGTATGCAGAACTGGACTGACAAGATCATCCACTGGAATCAACTGCCCGGTACAGAAGTCAAACGCTTATTGGCCACCTGGGGTATGACTCCAGAGCAAATTGCTCGTTATGACAAAAAGCATGGATTTGTAAATTCTGCGCCCAAAGTGTCAGTGCCTGTGACAGCAGAAAAACCAGTCAAGACTGCGGCAAAACCCGCGTCTAAAAAAGCAGTGTCCAAACCTGCCGCTCGTCAAAAGCACACCGGTGCAGACGGCGAGATCAAGTTTGTAGCACACAGAAATCTCTACGTGGGATTCATAGGTGGCCGTGTTGTGGTGACCAAACGCACGGTTGATGCCTGCAAAACAGTGCTGTCGGAACAGTTTGGAATTAATGGACACTTGGTTGACCAATAATTTCTAATTTGTTATAATAGATACATAGACAGTTAAGATTAACCGCACACTAAAGGAGCCAACCATGAGTGCCATTCGTATTGTTAACGGCGAGTATCGCAAGAACTCTGTTCGTAATGTTGTTTTTACTCTTGTATCGGGTTTTGCATCCGGTGCCAAGGGCAATTATGTTACTGTTAAAAATGACGGTAACTTTCCCAACTGCCCTGACACCATCCGTGTCCGTGTAGATTCCATCCGTGATATCGAATATGTAAATGGAGATACTGTGAGTACTACCAAAACTGCTCAACCCCAAAAATCCGCACCCGTTGTAGAAACTGACGACGAGGCAATGAATCGTATCCGTGAGCGATTTGACATCCTGCACGAGATGACCAAGGCCACAGTGTCAGGTGACATCCGTGCTATGATTGTGTCAGGTCCCCCAGGCGTAGGCAAGAGCCACGGCGTGGAATCAGAAATTGAAAAGGCCTGCTTGTTTGACAAGTTGGCTGGCAAGCGTCTCCGTGCCGAGGTTGTCAAAGGCAGTGCCACCCCAATCGGTCTGTACCAGACCCTGTACAAGTATTCTGACACCAATTGTGTGGTTGTGTTTGATGACTGTGACAGCATTTTGCTGGATGACGTTGCACTTAACCTGCTCAAGGGCGCCTTGGACTCAGGTAAGAAACGTACCATCAGCTGGTTGAGTGAGAGCAGTGCCTTGCGTCGCGAAGGCATTCCGGATCGCTTCGAGTTCAAAGGCAGTGTTATCTTTATTACAAACTTGAAGTTTGATCAGATGAAGTCGCAAAAATTGCGTGACCACTTGGATGCCTTGCAAAGTCGTTGTCACTATCTTGACCTCACCCTGGACACCATGCGTGACAAGTTGTTGCGTATCAAACAGATTGCCAAAGATGGCGTCCTGTTCCAGGACTACGAGTTTGATGAGTGTGTGCAAGATGACATTATCAACTTTATGGTTGATAACCAGTCTCGTTTGCGTGAAGTGAGTTTGCGTATGGCTCTTAAAATTGCAGACCTGCGCAAGATGTCAGTGTTGAACTGGAAACGCTTGGCAGAAACCACTTGCATGCGTAGTGCCTAAAATGGATAACGACAAGGCCTTTTTTGGCACTATACTGGCAATGATGGCCTTGTTGTTTGGACACCCAATTGTGGCATTGCTTATCTTTTTGATTGCAGTGATGTAACAGTTTTTCCCGGGCATACAAACGGTTGGCTCCGGCCCGGGCTTTATAGCAGGTACCCCTAAAAAGGTACCTGTTTTTTTGACTTCTTGTTGTAATGCGTATATAATACTATAATGAAACAAGCAACAATACAAATACGTGACGAGGTCAATATCAAGATTGAAGGACTTGAACTTGATGCTCGTCGTGCGCTGGTCAATGCATTTAAATATGATGTACCTGGAGCAAGGTATCTTCCGGCTGTTAGACTAGGACGATGGGACGGCAAGGTCAGTTACTTCCAACTTGGGGGTAGCACTTATGTAAACTTGTTACCTGATATCATTCCCATACTAGAAAAGTTCAATTACGACATTGAACTGGACGACCAAAGAACTTACTCTACCACATTTGATTTTCAGCAGTGCCAAGAAGACTCCTTTTCGCACAAGGTCTGGCCCAAGACGCATCCAATGGCCGGTCAGCCTGTGGTGTTACGTGACTACCAAGTTGAGATCATCAACAACTTTCTTGGTAACCCGCAGTGCATACAGGAAGTGGCCACTGGCGCAGGCAAGACCTTGATGACAGCGGCCTTGAGTCTCAGTGTTGAACCCTACGGCCGTAGTATTGTTATTGTGCCCAACAAGAGTTTGGTCACACAGACCGAAGCAGACTATGTCAACCTGGGTCTAGATGTAGGTGTGTACTTTGGTGACCGTAAAGAAACAGGTCGCACTCACACTATCTGCACTTGGCAAAGTTTAAATGTGTTGATGAAGAACACAAAGAATGGTGTAGCAGACTTTACCATCCAGGACTTTATTGAGGATGTGGTCTGCGTGATAGTGGATGAAGTACACATGGCCAAGGCCGATGCACTTAAAAGCCTGTTGACCGGGGTCATGGCTAGAGTGCCAATTCGATGGGGTTTGACCGGAACTGTGCCTAAAGAACCATTTGAGTTCCAAGCACTGCGGTGTAGCCTTGGTCCAGTGATCAATCAGCTCAGCGCCAGTGAACTACAGGATCGTGGTGTGCTGGCACAGTGTCATGTGAACATTGTGCAGTTGGTGGACCATGCAGAGTTTTCAAATTATCAAAGTGAGTTAAAGTTCTTGTTGGAAGAGCCAGACCGACTCACTGCCATTGCCAATTTGGTTGCCCAGGTCAACACAACAGGCAATACACTAGTACTAGTAGACCGTGTAGCAGCCGGTCATGCTTTGATTGAACGCCTGGGCGATCGAGCAGTGTTTGTATCAGGTGCAACCAAAGCAGGAGCAAGACAAGATGAATATGATGAAGTGGCGACCAGCACTGGCAAGATTATTGTGGCGACTTACGGTGTGGCCGCTGTGGGTATTAATATTCCAAGGATTTTTAATTTGGTTCTTCTTGAACCCGGAAAGAGCTTTGTCAGAGTTATCCAAAGCATTGGACGCGGCATTAGAAAAGCAGAAGACAAGGATCATGTAGAAATCTGGGATGTGACCAGTACTTGCAAGTTTGCCAAGCGACACCTGACCAAACGCAAAGCATTTTACAAAGATGCCAACTACCCGTTTTCTCAGGAGAAGTTAGAATGGAAATAACACGCCCACGTTTGTTGATAGTAGGGGACAGTTTCTTTTCTCGAGATAAAGACTTTCCTGACCAGCACTGGTCAGAAATGTTGCCGGACTACGATGTAGATAATCGTGCAATGCCGGGAAGTTCGATAAGCATGATACAACACAGTTTGATCGAAGGTCTCAAGGATAACCCAGCCGCTGTGGTTATTGGATTTACAAATGCAGGCCGCATCGAATTTAAAAACATTGTTGACAGTTTTCACGGAAAATGGATAACTCACCTGCATCAGCATCTGTTAAACAACGACCAAAAGCTGTTGACCCGGTTGTATATGAGCCTGACTGATCCTGATTTAACAAGTTTTGGGGCATTTTGGCAAATTCTTGGCATTCTGCACTTTCTAAAAAATTTAAATATTCCATTTGTGTACTCACTGGGCACATTCCAATTACAGGTGCCGGTTACTCCGACATTGGACAATAACATCACTGTGGTAAATGCAGAAATTGCGCAGTTTAACAAACACAACATAGACCTGAACTTGTCAACATATCCAGTTGAGCTACAAACTCAAGTGCCAGTGTTCCATGTTCCTGATCCAGTTTGGCAATCTAGATTTGCCAACGAAGTAATGACAAAGTTAAAAAACGCTTGACATTTGACCGGTAATACTGTATTATACATTCATGCGCATATTAACACTTGACAATACACTTTTTGACCTTGACCATCTTCCAGAAGAAGTAGATGACATGAGGTTTGCTATATTTGACAACAGCGATCCTAAAGATCCTGACTATCATTATATTCCACTTATCTTTCTTGAAAGCTTCAATGCACCTGCTCTGGTGTTACAAATTGGCGAACACAAAATTCGCATGCCTATGGACTGGCAAGTGTTGATTGGTGAACCTGAAGTGGGCGATCTCGAAGTGTTGCCCTTGACCAGTATCAACGATCGTGGGTTCAAGGTATTCCAGTTCAACCCACTCAGCAGTTTCCGACCCACCTTTCCCACAATTGAAATTGTAGATGTCTATCACGAAGTGGCTTGGTATGCGCCAAGATTGAAAAATGGTCAGATGCTGTGTGTTCCCATCTCCGACGGACCCAAGCCGGACTGTGTGTACTTTGTCAAGGACATCAGCCGTAACTGTGAAATTGTTGATTATCAAAAGGCCTGGTAATGGAAACAGTTGACCCACGTACCAGTGATGGAAGACCATTGCGAGAGCATATTATAGATGCTAAACTGTGGGGCGAGATTCGTAGAAAAGCAAGGACCAATGTTGCTTTACAAGAAGCACTGGATCGTGTCGTAACAATATACCTATTGATCAAAGATCAAAACAAATGAGTGACAAACTAAACATTGCCAACGAGATGCGACAGATGGATCGCAAGAACCGCGCTTTCTATCAAGAGCTGACAGATGAAGAACGCAAGAAGTTTTCAAACTTCCTAATGTTGCGTTGGGGCAGTGCAGTGGAAGGCAGTAGAGAACTACAGGAGTTCTATGTTATTGCACTGAATGAACGTTTCAACAAGCACTTCTTTACCTTGAACCGACACCCGGAACTGCAATGGCTGTGTGCTACCACAGTGAGTCCTGGCCTGGGCACACCTCGTCACACATGGATTGCGCCCAAGAAGAAAGAACCCGGTGCCAGTGGTATACGCAAGCAGTTGGCAGAACTGTATCCGCATATGAAAGACGATGACATTGCAGTGCTGGCATCAATCACTACCAAAAAAGAAATTGACGAGCACCTAAGATTGTCAGGACAAGACACGAAAAAATGACCTACACCTGTCAGTACTGCCGAAAAGACTTTGTAAAAGAAACCAGTCTCACTGTACATAGCTGTGAGCCGCGGCGTCGTAGACAAGAGCGATCTGAGCGCGGAGTAGAGCTGGGCTTTCAAGCCTACATCAAGTTTTTTGAAATGACACAAGGCAGTGCCAAGCTAAAAACATATGATGACTTTTGTGACAGTCCCTACTACCGAGCATTTGTAAAGTTTGGTCGTTACTGTGTGGCCATACGTGCTATCAATCCACCACGTTTTATGGAATGGGTGTTGAAACAAAACAAAAAGATTGATCATTGGTGTCGTGATGCAGTTTATACTGAATACCTAATATACTATTTGCAAGTGGAAAATGTTGCCGACGCCTTGGCCCGTGCAATGGAATACAGCATTGACTGGGCAGAAAAAACAGGTAACCCTGCACAGGATTGTTTACGTTATGGTGGCACCAATGCCACAGTGTACGCAGTGACAACAGGCCGCATTAGCCCTTGGGTGATCTATAACTCAGAATCCGGACAAGGCTTTTTAAGCGCATTAGATGCAGGCCAAATTGCCATGGTATGGCCCTACATTGACTCGGATGTGTGGCAAAAGAAGTTTGGCAATTACTCTGCAGACCAAGAGTATGCCAAAGAAATATTAACACAGGCAGGATGGTGATATGATCAAAGGAATAATACCCGGTGTAGGCCTGGCAACAAGCGGCAGTAACTCTATGCAACCGTATATAAGTCCCGGTGCCCAGAGTGCCGGAATGCTACGCTACAATTCCAGTTCAAGTAACATAGAAGTTTATGATGGCGTCACTTGGCTGACCTTGTCCAGCGGGCATGTTCAGATAAGTCTTGACGGTGTAACTCAAGAAGCAGTACAATGGGCACGTCGTCAAATGGAAAAAGAAAAACGTCTAGAAGAGTTGGCCAAACAGCATCCTGCTGTGGCTGATGCACTGGCCACAGTGGTGCATGCACAGGAACAGTTGGACATTGTCACAACCTTGGTACAACGATGAGCGCAGATATTGATTTGGATTTTGCCAACCGAGAAGCAGTGTTGAAGTTGATTCAGCATACACCTGCACGTCAAACGGTACAGGGACAGATACGCAGACACAACTCAGGTGTGTATGTCACAGACATTCCATTGGATCCGGTTAATCACTGTGCAGCCATTGATTATGAGGCTGCTGAACAGCTGGGCTATTTTAAAATTGACTTTTTGAACATGAGTGTTTATCAGTTGATCACCAGTACTGAACACTATGCCCGAGCAGTGGCCACAGAACCTGTATGGTCAAGGCTGTGGCAAGAACCCGAATGGGCTCGACAATTAGCACACGTGGGTAACTACACAGACTTGTTGAATGCAATGCGGCCAGACACGATTCCAAGAATGGCAGCGTTTATCAGTATCATTAGGCCAGGCAAAGCACACTTACAACGACAGCCCTGGGCAACAGTGTTTGACTCTGTGTGGGACGGTGACGAGTCACGAGGCTACACATTTAAAAAAAGCCACGCAATTTCTTACGCAGCCCTGGTAGCATTACATATGAACTTGCTTACTCCATCCGTCGCACCAGAGTGATACTCTTGCGCTTGCCTTTTTTCAGCACAATATCGTTAAGACTGCACACAGGCCCGTGAAGTATTTCCAAGTCCTTGTTGGCAAATGTACGCAGACAGGGTTTAAATACGTCCCAATCCTTCTTTAAGAAGATGTTGATGGGAATACTTCTATTGCTTTCCCACCACCAAGTATTGGCCAACTCTAAGAATCGTTGCTTTAGCTCAGGCTCGTGTAGGCTGCCAAAGTCGTAGATCGTGGTAATGGTGCTGTCTCTGTTTTGTACAATACCTACATATTCCACTGACCCGTAGACACACAGGGTAATGAAGGGATATTGTTCGCTGAGTTTGGTAAAGATATCATTGGCCATCGGAGATATTTATACCGTGCAATTTCGGCTAAATTTAAAGGTTATCATTTGTTGGTAAATACAGCCATATGTATTCAACCACTGTTTATCTTTACCAACAAGTAACTCGAGTTCTCGTAGCTGACACCAGTGGTGCTTATTTCAATCTGAGGTACAATCCTGTGTATGCTAAAAAACTAACTGTTAACAAAGGTGTTGACAACGTAATCTTGTTTGAGTTCATTAATCAGGATGAAAAGCCTGTAAACATCACTGGCAGCACACTGATGTTTAGAATGGTCAGTCAAAACGGTGACGAACTGTTGATTGAAAAACCCATGACCGTCATCAATGCTGTGTACGGTCGTGCCAAGGTGACGCTCAACAGCACGGAACTCAACACAGTGTTGGCACAGCCAGCTGGCTACAGCATTGCACGAACCAGTGGCAACCTAACCGAAGCAGTGTACACCGATGCACAGAGTGGTGCTAGAGCACCGGTGGACATTGTGGACAGTGTGTACCCTGAATTTGTGCCCAGTGCAGACTTGACCATTCCTACAAATGATATCACAGCACAGGCCAGTTATGGTGGCTCCAGCAGCACAGTATATCCAGACTGGGCATCAAATGCTGGCCAACCAATAAACAACTACAGTCCTTACCAGCCAACAGAATTCTACAGCAGTTTCATTGAGCCAGTGGGCAGTGTCACAACCATTCAGATGGATCTAGTTGGCTATACCGGAACTATCAAAGCACAAGGTGCAGAAAACTATCAAGGTATCTGGTACAACGTGACTGAATCTACTCAGTACCTAAATGCCACTGAAACCATTTACATGAACGTGATCGGATGGCATCCGTTACTGCGTCTCTGCTTCAACAACAGCATCTACACCACCGGAACCAACGGGCAGGTCATGGGCAGCCCAGCGCAGGCTCGTGCCACAGTGACCAATGGTGTAGTTACCGGTGTTGCAGTAACTGTTCCTGGAACAGGCTATTTGGCTCCGCCTTTGATTGAATTTGTAGGCGAAGGAGCCGGTGCCAGAGCCACTGCCAGCATTGTCAACGGGTCACTCAGCACTGTCAACTTGATCAACGGCGGTTCTGGTTACCGCCCACTGCCGCCGACCATGCAGTCAGTACAGGTGATTGTGTCCACTGGATATGTAGTAAATTTAAAGTACCGTTAAGCCAAAACAAGTTGATTTACAGCACAAGACCTGTTACAATAGTAGCATGATTGATGTGTTGGCATTTTTACCTGCAAAAAGAAAACAATCCGGTTCAGGATGGATTTCCTTTAACGCACCCTGTTGTGTACACAACGGCGACACACCAGATCGACGAGGGCGTGGTGGCATCAAACTTTCTGCACAGGGCTGGAGTTATCACTGCTTCAACTGCGGCTACACTGCCAGTTTTATTCTGGGTCGCAATATTGGGTTTAAAGCACGGCGACTATTGAGTTGGCTAGGAGTTCCCGAGAATGATATCAATTTGATCAATCTCGAAAGCATGCGACATCGCAGTGTGGAAGGCCTAATTGAAGATCGCCAACGTGAGTGGAACAACACTGCACCCATTGAGTTTAAAGAAACCGACCTGCCAGAATTTACAGATTTTGTAACACCTGTGACAGCCGAGCAATGGGCATACCTGCGCAGTAGACATGTGCCCGAAGACTATCCCGTCATGGTGGCAGCCACTGCCAGAGCCGGTGTAGTTGTTCCGTTTACCTACAACAACCAAGTGGTAGGCAGCACAATAAGATTCCTAGATGATCGCAACCCACGCTACATCAATGACATGCAACAGGGCTATGTGTTTGGAATAGATTTACAGCAGGCAGGATGGCAACATGTGATTGTGACCGAAGGTATCTTTGATGCACTCAGTATTGGTGGCCTAGCTGTGATGCACAACGAAATCAGTGACGACCAAGCAAGGCTGATACGCAGTTTAGGCCGTGATGTTGTTGTGGTTCCAGATCAAGATAAGGCAGGCCTAGAGTTGATTGACCGTGCTGTGGAACTGGGATGGGCAGTGAGTGTACCAGACTGGCCCGACGGCGTTAAGGATGTGAACGATGCTGTGATAAAGTTGGGCAAGTTGGCAACGCTACTAACTATAATGCAATCACGAGAAACCAGCAAGATAAAAATTGAGTTG